GTAGAATTTTTTTCGACCGGGCTCGTGAAATTCACGATGACGTGCGAGCAGCCGGACACCACTTTTTTTACAGTCGCAACGCTTGCTTCAAGCGCGGCGAATATGAGCCCAAACGTGACTCGCCCGACGCCGCTCGTCGCAGAGGCGGGTGCGATACTGACGTTCTATTTCGAGAATCTTGGTCCGTACAACGCCGGGATAGACTGGTCATTCTTCGGCAGGCAGGAGGACGTATAATATGCCGCCATACGGCACGCTATCAGGAGTGCAACTCGCGACAGCGGTCAAAATTGCAGGCGCCGATCCGGTCTCGGGCGTCGGCAGCTATTTCGCTGAGGTGACCAACGACGGAAAACTGACAACGTCAACGGACGTAGCGCCTCTTTTGTCCGCAGTCCAAGCGGTCGTTGCGCTGGATGACACGTCGTGGACGCCTCTGCCAGCGACAGCACTCGCGTCGCGCAAAACCATGGCCGTTCAAAACCAAAGCGGCCCCGGATCAATGGTCATTCTCAATTTTACGGGAATTGGTGTTGACGGCTGGCGCGTGCCGAACAACTCGTCAAAGGTGCTTTCGGTCGGCGACTCAATCATCGTCTATGGCCGCATGATTTCCGGTAGCGGAAGTGTACTCGTCGAGGAGCTTGCCTGATGGCGGACGTATACCAAGGCGGAGCAATCGCTGGCGTCTCGTCGCTCGGTGCGGATGCAAATCCGAAAATTGACGGTGATGTAACGCTCGAAGCAGGTGCGAACGTCACCCTGACGCAAGTCGGGCAGACTATCTCTATTGCCTCCTCCGCCGGTGGCACGCCGCCCTCGACTGAGACTCCAAACCCCATTGGATCGACTCCGAGCGCAGGCGTTGGCACTGACCCGTCCGCGTGGGACCACGTCCACGAAGGGCTTCACTCTATTGCCGCAGAAGGCGAAACTCCGCTCCTCGGAGACGTGGAGCTTGTTGCAGGCGAGAACGTTACGCTCGTGCAAGCGGGGAACCAAATCACGATTTCCTCAAGTGGAGGCGGTGGCGGCGGAGATCCGACCGTGTTCATGCAGCATGTGCTCAATGGCCCCGAGGACGTAATCGCGCTGCAAACAACGGTGACCGTCTCCCGCACGCCCACCCCACCACGAAGGCCGAGTGCCACTGCAACGTGGAAAGCCGCGTATTTCACGAGCGAGCAGCTTTGGGACTCAGACAACGCTTATCTTTTCGACGACGACGTCGCAATGTGAGGTGAACGATGCCACGACACATATATCTCGGGACAAACGCACCGAATTTCGCTCCAACAGGAATCGGCCACCACTACATCGACACTGTGGCGAAAAAACCGTACGTGTCAGTCGGGACCACTTCTTCAGCGGATTGGAGCGAAGGCGGCGGTGGCGGAGCGCCCCTTTCTCCCGACGATCCGCTGCCGATTGGCTCAACGCCATCGCCGGGTATCTCCGAAGAAGCCTCGGCTGGCGATCATGTCCACGAGGGACTGCACTCCATCGCAGTTGCTGGGGAGGCACAAATCCTCGGCGACGCAGAGATTGTTGCCGGCACAAATGTCACGCTGGTGCAGACCGGGAATCAAATTGAAATTTCTGCAAGCGGCGGGGTCGAATCGCTCGGAGTGCAAGGGGACGCGACAGTCCTCACGGGCGCAGTCAAACTAAATCCCGGATCAAATATCGGCCTTGTTCGCATCGGGAATGGGATCGAAATTTCTGCGTCCGCTGGTCGCGCATGGACGACACTCACATGGTCATCGACGATCACGATTGATGCGTCGACGTACGGCGGATTCACGATCACGCTCGGCGGCCCAACGACAATCGCAACGCCGATTTCAGCATCCGCAGACAAAAGCATCATGTTCCGGTTGCGTCAGGACGGCACGGGTGGACGGACGGTAGCGTGGTCATCCGCGTGGAATTTTGGCGCGGATCTGTACGGTCTAGGTGTCGCGTCGTCGCCGAACGCATACACATACGTCGGCGCGATCTACAATTCGACCACTGCGAAGTGGGACGTTATCGCGTGGGCGCGGGGGTATTGATCAATGGCCGTTCTAGTTTCGAAAATAAATGGAAATTGGGGATCCGCTGCTTCATGGGCGGCCATTGAAACGGGCTCAGGAACTTGGAACCAAACGCTCGCTGCTCAAGAAAGCAGCACGACGACAGTCCAAAACTATTCGGGCGGCACATACGGCACGGTCACTGCTTCGGGAGTCACAGTTGATGCCGTGCTCTTTAAATTTGCGTATTTGACCGGCACGGGGCCATTCACCGGCACTGTGACGATGAACATCAAATCAGGTTCAACCGTTGTCGCAACGACTTCATTCAATGCGTCGGTGCTCGAAGCCTTGCTCCCAAACGGAAGCTCAATCTCATCGTCGAAGACTTGGATCGCGATTGAACTTGCAACGCCATACACCTTTACGGCGGCTGCTCATACTTGCGAACTCATCTACACGGGTTACGGCACTGGTCAATCAATCACAGTGGTTACGAGATCGTCACCGTCTGGGCCCACGTTTTCGCTGAGAACAACCACAACGGGCACTCCGGCGGCGGGGGACCAAGTGGTCGTTGCTGGCGTCATTACCTCTGCCGGGGCGTTCGCGACTCGCACAATCTCAATGGACCCAAGCGCGATCACGATTGGGCCCACCGTCTCCGGTGCGGCATCGCTGGACGTGTCCTGTGGAGGAATTCTCAGGAGTTCTGCGGCAGCATCAACGACATATACATTCACCTCAAATGGAAACATCGTCGTCAACGAGGGCGGGACGCTGGAGTTCGGGTCAGCAGCATCACCAATTCCGGCATCATCGACGCTCACGGTTTCGATTCCATGCGCATCGGCGAACCAGTTTGGTTTCTATCGGCGCGGTGGGGCTGTCACGTTCTACGGCGCATCGAAAGTGAACAAAACATTTCTTGCGGCAAACGCATCGGCGGGGGCGACCTCGATCACGACAGCGGACACCACGAATTGGCTCTCCGGCGATTCTATTGTTATCGCCACCACGACAAAAGTGAGCACGCAGACCGAGACGAAAACACTCTCGGGGGCAGCGTCGGGTACTACTGTACCAGTCGCGGCGCTCACCTATGCACACACAGGCAGTCTAAGCTCAAACGTCCCCAAGGCCGAAATTGCAAACTTGACGCGAAACGTAGTGTTCACTGGAACAAGCGAGGCCCTTGGGTTTCGTTTTGATATTTCCGGATCGTCAAACACCGCGTCAAGCCAGCTCACGCAGTTCTACAACACCGAAATTCGCTACTTCAACACTGTTTCCGTCTCCGGCACGACCGCCGATTTCAAACTGAGCGGTTCATCGTTTGCGCGGTGTAACCAGTTCATGACGTTTACGACGCTCAGAGACGTGGAAATTTCCAATTCCGTCGTGTTCCCGACGACGTATGCATTCTCGATCAACACGTCGCGCTTGGTGACAATCTCTGATTCAGTCTTCATTCAGCCAACAACTCAATACAACCCGCTCGCAGTTTCGACGGGTGCGCAAACCGTTTCAATCACGAATTGCCAAGTGGTTGGTGGTGCTGGACTGGCGCTCTACACGGGCGGGTCGGCCACCGTGACGACATCTATGACTGTCGATAATCTTATTGCGCATGGCGGTACGGGTTCGAGTCAATCCGGAATCCAACTCGGAACGACGGGGGCGTATCATAGCGAATCACCGGCCATCACGATTTCGAACTCGTACGTATACATGCAAGGCTACGGGCTATACCTCTACGGAAACGTAGCGAGCACGATTTCAAATTGTATTTTTGAAGGAAATGAGACGAACGTGCAAATCTACCGTGCGGTGGACACGATCATCAAAAACTGCACGATTCGTTCGATTTCTGGCTACACGTCCTCCTATGGGGTCTATGGCCCAACACAGGACGGCGACAGAGTCTTTATCGATGACTGCGTCTTTGGAGGTGCGTCCGCGAACGACAAGCATAGTTCGTACGATGTCCTTAGCGGTGGTGGCATCGGATATCGGATGCGGATGGCATTTCGGAATTGCAGTTTTTCCGCGACAGCGAGTGCTTCGCCAGTGTCCATCATCAACGTTTCACAGCAGAACGTTGTTTCTTTTGTGAAATATAATCAAATTTCAAACGATAACAGGGCATACTTGGCGAACGGTCGCGTAGATCAAGACTTCCAATACTCGTACCTTGGGGCAGGTCAGGGAAGTAGAATGTACCCGAGCCAAATCTACTACCCGCTTGCCACGCAGATGAAAACGATCGCTGTCCCGGCAGGCAAAAAAGCGCGTGTATCCGTTTTTGTCCGAAAAGGCGCCGCTTCCGATGCCACTGCAAAAGCGTTCACAGCGAACGGAACCACGACATTGACGAGTGCAAATCACGGATTTAAGGCGGGCGACCTCATCAAGTTCACGTCTACCGGCACGGCTTCCGGCCTGACCATCAATACGAACTACTACGTTCAGCTCGTGACGACGAATACGTTTTCATTATCCACGAGTGCGTCCGGCTCCGCGATTACGGTGGGCGCGGGAACTGCGACGTTGTACGCGACAATGCAAACTCTCTACGGCGGGAGTGAACTCGCGCTCATAGTGCGCCGAAACTACTATGCCGGGATTGCAAACAATACGACACTTGCCACCTCAACTGCTGCGTCAATGGGCGCATGGGAGCAGCTTATGGGCGAGACTGCCACTGTGACTGAAGACTCGCTTTTGGAGATTTTCGCGCAGGCGTCAACGACGGCAACAGCATCTCCAAGCGGATACATCACACTCGACGCATGGAGCGTGGAAATCGTATGAATATAGTTTATTTATTCAATGACGCGATTCAGTTCGGGTGCATTCAGAGCACGATGCTTGCGGGCGCAGGCACCGGGAACATGTGGAACGACGCGGTCCAAATCCAATATTTGTTTCAACGGCAGATGCCGCAAACCGGCCAAGGGTTTTTGGCAATTCAGGTAGGGTAAAAAATGAGTATCGGTGCAACAGCGGACGGATTCCAAAAAGACATGTTCCAATGCGTCTCGCCCGGCACCTCGCAAGTGCTGACGGTCGGCGCATCAAGCGTGCAGAGTGCCCCACCCCAAGCGGGGGTAACGATTGTCCGCCTATTCTCAACCGCCGATTGCTTCGTCGCGTTCGGGAGTAACCCGACCGCCGTCGTCGAGGGCGCGTCGTCTATGTTCCTCCCCGCCGGCATCGTCGAGTATTTCGAAATCCGAATTGACGAAAAGCTGGCCGTCATCGCCGCAGGGGCAACGACCGGCAAACTCTATCTGACTGAAGGCGGTGCATCGTGAGCGGCGTCGGTCTCGGCGCTGGCGTTTGGTCTACAGGAACGCAAACGGCTATCACACAATATATGGGTGATTCGCTCGTCGGCTTTCTCGACGCAGCGACGGAAACCACACTCGCGATCGATGACGCCTCCCGTACACTCACTCTCTCCCCTACCGGGGATCTGTTCACCGTCTACGCCGAGGGCATCAAGCTTACGCTCGGAGTCAAAACCGTAACGTGGGCAAATGCCGTTGGCCTTCACTACTTTTACATCGATAGTGCGGGCGACTTGCAGACGACTCAGACCTTTTCAATCGACATGATCAAGCGGCACGCATTCGTCTCCGTGCTCTATTGGGACCCATCCGTTTCCTCTCACGCGTACTTCGGAAACGAACGCCATGGGATCTACATGGGCACGTCAACGCACGCATACCTACACACGACGCGCGGCGCACAATGGGAGCGCGGTCTTTCGCTAACGGGATTTTCAGTCGATGGCACAGGGAACTCTAACGCAAACGCACAGTTTACGTCCGCGAGCGGGAAAATTTGGGATGAGGATATTCCCTACGACCTCGCAGCGCAGGCCCAAATTCCGGTCCTCTATCGGTCCGGCACGACGTGGAAGAAGAAGGCCGCTGATCCCTTCCCTGTGATCTATTCAGGGACGGCCGGGTATTCAGGCACACGGATTCCTTACAATCTCAACTCAGCCGGTACATGGTCCCTAGCCGAGGTCGATGCGAACAAGTTTGTGCTCGTCCATGTTTTCGCTACGAACGATATCGACAACCCAGTCGTGGCACTCCAAGGGACGACTCAATACGCGTCAAAAACTGCGGCTAGAGACGGTGCGCGGACTGAACTCGAAACACTCACCGATCTTCCGTTCCTCGAATTCACGCCCTTGGGTTCAGTCATTTTTGAAACTCAAAACTCATACACCAACACGCCTAAGGCACGAATCGTTTCAATCGACGGTGCGAACTACGCAGATAAGCGCGGCGAACTCTTCCGCCCGGGCACACTCTGAAGTCCTTGACCGTTTTCGTCCGGCGCGGGAATACTTGAGCGATGAACATTCATTGCCCACATGACGTGCTCGTGAGCGTCCGCGAGCTGAAGGCCCACCCTCAGAATCGGAATTCACACCCGAAGGAGCAGATTGAGCGCCTTGCCAAAATCCTTGAGTATCAAGGCTGGCGCTACCCTATCAAAGTGTCAAAACGCTCGGGGTTCATCACCTCCGGGCACGGGCGCCTTGAGGCGGCAAAGCTCCTTAAACTCAAAGAGGTGCCCGTTTCATTTCAGGACTACACGGACGAAGCTCAGGAGTACGCGGACCTCACTGCCGACAACGCGATTGCGTCATGGAGTGAGCTTGACCTCTCAGCAATCAACTCGGACCTGACCGACCTTGGGCCGGACTTCGACCTCAACCTGCTCGGGATTAAAAACTTCTCCGTTGATGTCGCCGATCTTAGTGACGCGATTGAACAGCTCAACGAAGAACGCGCGCAAAAGTGGATCATCGAAGCGCAATTTCCCAATGAAATGGAAATGCGCGACGTTCATGATGACCTCATGGCTCGCGGTTATATGGTCACGGTGCGGGAATGAACTACGGCATCCCGTACATGGGGTCAAAATCTACAATCGTAAAAAAGCTTGTCCGAATCTTCCCGAAAGCCACGCACTTTTACGACCTGTTCGGTGGTGGGTTTTCGGTCACACACGGAATGCTTGTGCATCGGGCAAACGATTTCCAGCAATTCCACTACAATGAAATCAGACCCGGCCTGCCAAAGTTGATTCAAGACGCAATCGCAGGAAAGTATTCTTATAAAAACTTTCTGCCAAAATGGATCAGCCGAGAGGAGTTTTTTGCAACCAAAGAGTCAGACCCGTATGTGAAACTCGTTTGGTCGTTTGGGAACAATGGCAGAGACTATCTTTTCGGAGCAGACAGTGAGCCAAAAAAGAAAAGCCTGCACAATGCGATTGTTTTTAATCAGTTCGATGAATTTGCAAAAGAGATTCTAGGCGTTGAAAAGTTTGCTGATGGCTTTTCAATCACAGACAAGCGGCTTTTTTGCAAAAACAGACTGAGCGCACAAGAACAGCTAAAGCTCCAACAGCTCCAACAGCTCGAACAGCTCGAACGGCTCGAACGGCTCCAACAGCTCGAACGGCTCCAACAGCTCGAACGGCTCCATTTCTATAATGGCAGTTTTGAATCCGTACCGATTCAAGAAGATGCGGTCATCTATTGCGACATTCCCTATATTGGGACCGCAGATTATGACAATAACGCCGCATTCAATCGCAAAGCGTTCCTTGATTGGGCAGCGAATCACGCGCAACCCGTTTTTATTTCGGAATATCGGGTAGATGATCCTCGATTTAAACTCATTTTCAGCAACGCAAAGCGGAGTCTGTTGTCGGCAAAAAAAGACAATACGCAAGCGCAAGAAAAGGTTTTTGCGAATGAGGCAGCGCTTCGAAAAATCTACAGAAAGGCGGGGGCGTAATGGCTAGACCACGCAAGGTCATTGATGAGTCCCTACTTCGAAAGCTCGCTGTCATTCATTGCACTCAAGACGAGATGGCCTCGGTCCTCGGCGTCTCAACTGATACGCTCCAGCGCCGTTTTGCGGCACAGATAAAAAGTGGGCGGGATGAAGGAAAAATGTCGCTTCGGCGAAAAATGTGGGAGATGGCGCTCAACGGGAACGTGTCTCTCCTCATTTGGCTTTCGAAGAATGAACTCGGCATGACTGACAAAGTCGAGGAGAAGCGCGAGGTCCAAGCAACGGTACAGCAGATCGAATACGTTGCGAAGTGGGGCAACTCTGCCGCCCCAATCGAGGCGAAAGAGGAAGGCTAATTGAAAGCCACGCTTCGACTTTATGAGCCGCACTCTGCGCAGCTTCAATTTCACAACTCAACGGCGCGCTACCGGGTCGCGTCGTGGGGAAGGCAATCAGGGAAATCTACCGCCTGCCTGAATGAACTCGCACGTAAAGCGTGGGAGAACCCGGGCGGAACGTTCTGGTTCATTTCGCCGACATTTGATCAAGCACGCACGCAGTACCGGCGCCTTGTCTCCATGCTGATGCCGTGCGGCGAAATCGTGGTGAAAAAGAATCAAACCGAACTTCGGGTCAAACTGATCAACGGGTCAGAGATTGTATTCAAATCGGGCGAGGTCGGGGAGAACCTTCGCGGCGCTACACTTCACGGCGTCGTGATTGACGAAGTGCGAGATCAATCGCCCGAGCTATGGCCGATGATTATTCGGCCGATGCTTGCCACGACGCGGGGTTGGGCAGCCTTCGTGAGCACGCCGCGCGGCTTCGATGCGTTCTATGACTTGAGCGAGAAGGCGGGCACGGATTCAGAGTGGGCGACATTCAAGGCCCCTTCAACCTGCAATCCCCTATTCACGCAGACCGAATTTGAGAACGCCCGTGCGGAAATGTCCGAGGCATTCTTCGCGCAAGAGATCATGGCCGAATTTCGAGACCTGCACGCGGGCTCGGCCTATGTGAACTTCGGCGACCATAACCTTCGCACGTCATCCCCATTCACTAGGGACGGCTCGCTCGTTTCGCCGCACCTGCCCATCGTCGTGGCGCTCGATTTCAACCTCGCCCCGGCAATCGCACTCTTTGGACAGGAACGAAACGGCGAGTTCTATTGGTTTGACGAAATCTACGTCGAACGGTCCCACACGCAAGAGATCGCACTCGAAATCGTCTCGCGCCTTAAGCAGCGCGATAACAAACAGCCGGTAACAATCATCGGTGACGCAACTGGGAAGGCCGGGCAACGCGCCGCTATGGGGCGGTCGGACTATTCGATCATTGAGGAAATCCTCACAAACGCCCGAATTCCGTTTGTAAACAAAACCCCC